CAGCATCAGCATAAGGCACCCATTTCTGCCAGGCCCGCTCTGCTTTTTTCTGAAATAGGTCAGCTGCCTCTTCAGTCATATTTAAATTGTCCCGGTCAATACGGCTTTGAGGCCTTATGCCGGTGCCGATGACATTAGTGACAATAGTTGAAGTAATGCCGGATGCGTGCGCGTCATTACGATTAAGGTCTCGGCTTCTTTCGCGCAGAGTTGGAAGCTCAAACAATAAATCCGAATCCGCAGAGCCCCTGCCCGGAATCCAGGAATCGCGCAGGCGGGACCGGTCTGCGCCTTTGTAAGAAGCAAACTGTTTTAAGGCCAAACGGTAGAGTTTTCGCTGCAGGGATAACCTCGGCGAGAAAAAACTGATCAGCGCATCAAGTTTTTCGGAAAAAGTAATTTTGTCTTTCATGTCGGGTTCTTAAATGAAGCAAATGTCCTTGCTCCGCCTGCCTCGGCAGTAATCTGCTGGTCAATAAAAACGATAAAATCAGTTACTTCTTTAAGGCTGCGGAAATTAATCGTGCGTCCGTTAATCGTATACGAGCTGGTAAGAACAGAACCGTCGGATATTGCATTAAGAATTGCTGTCTTTAAAGCTAACCAGTTCGTAAAGGCCACGGTTACTCCAAAAAAATAAAGCGGCAGAATAAAGTGAGTAAGGCACCTTACCTGCCGCTTTTAATTCAGGAAGCGTCCTCCCTGAATTATTTTTAATTGTGTCTCTGCTTTGAGTTTATATCATTTGCGTGTTTTAAGTCAACTAAACGGTTCAGCCACGCTGAAAATACTTTTTACCTGTCTACCTCCAAAACCTTAAACTTCCAGCCGCATTCATTGCATCTGTAATACAAAACCGGACGGTCTGCGCCATAGCATTTGAGCTTTAAAGATTTACATCGAGGGCATCTTAAGACTAAACGCACAACTGTTGATTTTGTTTCAATGTATTTATTCAGGGTTTCATTATTTGCTGTATGCTTATTTATTTCCGAAATATATCCTTTAAGCCATCCTTTCGTATTTATCCATTTGGCCATTATCTTTTAATCCAATTCGGCCGTCTGGGAAGCCAGTTTTTGGCAATACCCTGCTGCAAACTCTCCGTATCCTGCTTAGGATAAATTCTTTTCCCGTCATCCTGCATAGCAAAAACTCGGATCATCTCCGCAGCCGCAATGGCATAGCATTCAGTATCAAAGAAGTGGCTTTGCGTATGCACCGAAATCGTACGCCACTCTTCTCGTGCACGTCCCGTCTTTTTATCCCGGATAATAACCTTATGCTCACCGCAAAACTGCCTTAAATATTCATCTGATGGATCCTTGTGCAGATGCCAGCCCCCAGGAGAATCAAGCCGTGTGTTTTTTACTAAACGGCTAATTTTATCTTTAAAGTAACTGGTATCAATGTGCCAGAGCATGAGGCCTCCGGGAATAGTCCGGCCCGAAGCAGGAAACTTATCAATACTAGAGACCTTAAACGGCACTCCGCTGATAAAACTTTGCCCCTTAACCGGCCGGGCAATTCCCCGCCACAACCGGCAGACCTCGTAAACCTCATCTGTGCGGTAGCCGGTATCAATGCAGGCAAGCCGGACCGCTAAAGGCTCTATGCCTGTTTCTTCTGACGGGTAAAAAGTCTTAAAAAGAATTTCAACTACCTCATCCCATTCCTCAACTCTTGCCGAAAGAATCAGCCAGGACTCCTGGTGCAGACCCCAGCCGCGGATAGTCAGATAAAAATGATCCTTCTGCACATCCACGCCCGCGGTTAAAACTTTCACGCCCTGAGGCACCATGCCTCTGGGGTTGGGAAGCGCCAGCGCTAAAAGCTCCTCAGGCTTAGTCTTTCCGATATTCTCCTCCCAGACCTCAGCCAGCCAGGAGTTGACAAAGTTCATTAGAAGCTCAATATAGTCTTTGGATTTCAAGAACTCCGCAGCAATATCCGAGAATGTCAGCCAGGGCGAATAAAGCGAGCTGATCCAAAAGCCACGGTTTTTATTCTTTTCGTTTTTGTCCGGTATCCATTCTCCGCTTAACATCATCTTCTGCTTTTGAATATCGTCTATCCGCTTTGCGCAATGCAGACATTCATACCAGGCAAGCTTCTCATTTTTTATTCTTTCAGAAGATGCCTCTTCTTTCGGCCACTTAATCTGGCCGAAGACCAATACTTGAAGCTTCCCGCAGTAGGGGCAGGGTACATAAAAACGTCTTTGGTCGGATTTTTCGTATTCGCGGAAGATATAACCTTCGCGTGTTGTCGGGGTTGAAACCTTCACTGTCTTTTTGTTCCAAAAGGTCTTCTGGCGCTCCTGGGCAAGCTTTATCGGATCTGCCTCGCGGCCTGAAAACTTCGGATATTTGTCCACCTCATCCAGAAATAAATAGCGGATAGGCCGGGAGGCTAAATCAGCCGGTGAGTTTGATCCGGCAAAGTAAAGAATCATCCGGTCAAAGTGGTATTCAAGTTTTGTGATATCATCTGAATTCTGCGGAATGTATCGCTCCAGGTTAGGCGAACCTTCAATCATCGGCTTAATTCTGTTGTAGGATACACTCTTTGCATCGCCTGCTCTAGGCAGAACCATAAGCGTCGGCCCGGGATCCTGGTCAATGATAAACCCCAGCATATTCAGCATGGCTTCGGTCTTGCCTACCTGGCTTGCTGACATAACCGTAACCTCATCCACAAACGGATCAGTGAAAGCATCCATAATGCCTTTTAAGTAAGGCGTCCTGTCCGTATTCCATTGCCCGGGCTCGGCCGAGGTCTTAGTATCAAGGCGCCGGAAATTATCCGCCCAGACGCTCACCGTCATTTTATCCGGCAGAGCCCACTCCTCCCTAAGCGGAGGCATAACCGTTTTAAGTATTTTTGTGTTTACTTTCTTTGGCATCAGCTGCTCCAGAAAACTGTTTGATTATATTTCTTAATTCATTGTCCAGGGTCTCGCAGATTAACTTAGGCTCCTGCTGATAGAGCCTGGGTGCGATATAACGCGGAAGCCATAGGAAACCAGCTTTAATCCCCCGGACCTGATTTTTTAATATTGTAAGGTGCTCGGCGTAAGGAATGAGCTGGCGCTCTTTTTCTTTGAGTTCGATTTCACTTAACTTTGCCTTGTTCTTGCGGTACTCCAGGTCCCAGTGGTCTTTCTCCTCATCCTCAAAGCTGTATTTGCCGTAATACCACTTAAAGACCTCGGCCACCTTAAACCTGAAGATCTCTCCTGCTGCGTTGCGGATGACCGGCATGCCCTGAACTATATAGTGCCGGACCATGCGGGTGGTTTTTTCTAAGTAAAGAGCAACTGTTTCTAAGTCTACAGTGCCGTCAAGAGGCGCGGTTTCCTTGTTTTCTTCCTGTTTCTCAAACTGCTCAAGCTCTTTTAACTCTTTTGAGGTTAAAGCGCCTTTGCTTAATTTCTCAACGAGCGCTATGTATCTTTTCTTTTTAGCCAGCTCGACAAGATTTTGGTTTTTCTCCATATGCTATTCCCTGACTGCCTTCTTTCCGGAAAACTCCTCCCAGCGCTTCACCGCCACATCGCAGAACACCGGCTCAATTTCTAAGGCATAACATCTGCGGTTTAATCTTTCCGCTGCAATAATCTGCGAGCCTGATCCGCAGAACGGCTCATAGCAGATATCTCCCGGGCTTGTATGCACGCGCATAGGAATAGCAAAGACCTCTGTAGGCTTAACTGTCGGATGCAAAAGGCCGGTGTTGCGTTTCTTTCCTTCCCAGTCAAGCTCCCAGACATCAGTATGATATTCGGGCTTAGTCGGATCCCCTGTCCTTAAGAAATCTATCATCCAGACCGTGCCGATAGATTTATCTTTCGGCTTGTAAGGGGGTTTCTTAGACTTAATCCACATCAAAAGACAGGGCTCATGCCGCCAGGAATAAAATGAGTGCGTAAGCACAGCGCAGGGTTTAACCCAGATAATCTGCTGGTGGACTAGAATCCCCAGCTCATCACAGATCCCGTCAATCATCGCTCTGCGTTTTGAGGCATGCCAAAGATAAAGCGCAGTATCCTCTTTGATCTGCTTAATCCCGGCTGCAAGAAACTTCCTCATAAATTCCTTGGCATCCGGAATATCCACCTCATGATAAAGGTTAGACCAGTCCTTTCCTCCGGTCGGCCGGTCTGCTCCGGTATAATCTACGCAGTACGGCGGATCCGTGGCAAACAGGCTTGCCTTCTCGCCGTCCATTAATCTTGCAATATCCTGCTCGTCTGTTGAATCTCCACAAAGAAGCCGGTGCTCGCCTAAAATCCAAAGGTCGCCTCTTTTGGTGATTGTATCAGGAGGAGGCTCGGGGATATCATCGGGAAGCGTCTTGCCGTTTCCCAGGTTCTCAACGCCCATATCTCCTACGCTGTCGCGCAGATTCTTTAACCTTAAGTTTATATAGTCGTCCGCTGCCTCATTGCGCAGTCTTTCCAAAAGCGGGATCAAAGCAGCTGTCCAGACCCCGGCAATCTCCTGGTTGTTTAAAGTGACGTTCATTGCCTGCTCCTGGATTTCGTCAACGTCAACCAAAATAGCCGGTGCAGTCTCAACACCTTCTGCCTGCAGGATCTTGTAGCGCTGATGCCCTGAGATAATGCGCATATTGCGCTTATTCACCACCAGCAAATCTACATACCCGAACTTCTCCAGGCTGTGCCTTAAACCCAGAAGCGCCTCATTGGAGATCTCCCGGGGATTGTAGGGAGAGGGTTTTAGATCGGTTAATTTGATTTCACTGATTTCCGGCTTTATATTGATTTTTGCCACGCATTCCTCCTTTACTTAACTGGTTTATAATCAAAGAGTTAACAATAATCTGCATTTACAAGGGGTTACCCAAAATCATTGAAATTGAAATGACTTTTTTTATTCTAAAATCACTCGCCGACCGCGCCTCGCCCGACCCGCGCGCCCCACCCCACCTGGAAGGACCCACAATATTATTTTAAGCAATAACCGGGGTTGTTCACAGAATTCACAACCTCTACTACTATCTTTTGATAGTTATCTCTTGTTTAATATCTCTTGTTCGGGTGACACCGGCGTCACTACTGCTGGTGACACAGGTGTCACCACTCCAGTGACACGGCTGTCACTGGTGACATCGGTGTCACTACTTAGCTGTGGATAACTTTTAGGCGTGGGCATATTAAGCAGCTTATAAATATTCGGCTTGCCCTTCTTCCTTTCGATAGAGACAGCCTTCAATTGCTCAAGCAGTTTTATAGCCCGCATAATTGTGCGCCGGGACACTCCGCAATGATATGCCAAGGTGGTAATAGACGGAAAACAATCCTGTGCCTTAAAATTAGCGTAATAACAAAGCCAGGAGTAAACAGCAACACCCATGGTGCCGACGCTCTCGCTGATAAACCTTAATGCTGCCTTATCTATCCAGAGAAATTTACCATCACGCAGATCCCTGATATCAATCTTTTCATTGCCCATAGAAAAACCCGCCTATTTATTCTTGGGCTTTCTTTTCTTCTTGCCAAAAGGCCGGTTTGCTTCAATAAGCTTCTGCCGGTTATACCAGCTGAGCCCTTTATAAACCCTCTTCAATTTTTTTATAACCTTCATCCCGGGCCTCCTGCGTCTTTTTCCTTAATCCGTTCAACAACAAATCTCTTTTCCCCGACCTCCTCAGTCATAAACCTTGTAAATACCTGAGCGATATGCTCGCCTACCTCATTTGAAACATCAATCACCGCCTTATTCTTTGAGACAATATACGCGGCATTCAGCCTCACCTTTGCCTGGCCAAAGACTCCCTCCGCAGAAAGAATCGCCAGAGCAATCTTGCTTTCGATTAGGTCGCTATTAATGCCATCCTTAAATTTAAATCTGCATACATCAGCCATGTCTTCATCTCCTTTTGCTTTATTCTAAATATTTTTCTAA